GACCAAGATAAAGTCCCCTTGTTTGCACCAAGGGCCACTTGGAAAACGTGAGGCGTCTTTGTAGCAGTCAGGTCCGAGTTTGACGACGAACAAGACTGTCGTTAGCAGCTCTTCGTGCTGCATGGTGATGTCGGCTTTAACGATGCCGCTATCGAACTTGTCTTCTATCTCCGGGATAGCGCACAGGATGCGATACCCACTTGGGTCAGGAAGTTGTTTTGCCTTCTGCTCTGCGGTTTCTGGCAAGACCGTTGTTGCTCCTGGGTCATCGGGGTTTGAGCCGATCAGGATTTCATTCATTCAATTTCCTCGTACCTTTCTGCCGTGTCGGCAATCATTGAATTTGCGATCATCAAGCCCCTGATCATTCCGACCGTGTGCTTGTAATCGCCGTGGTCCTTGGCTTTACCCAAGGCAAGATCATCAGAAATGACCTTGATCTCTTCCTGTATCTTGTTTGAAAGATACTTTAGGATGTCTGAACTCATTCAGGCCTCACTTTTTGCGGCGGCTTCATGGCTTCAGCTCGATCTTTGGCGACCTGAATGCCAATACGCATACCTTCAATTTCCTCGTTGGAGGTGATCTTCTTCTCGTCCATTTCTCTCTTGGCAAGAATAGACGCCAACGCTGCGCGCTCTTGGGATTGAATGCGCTGCTGCTCAATTTGTTGCTGCTGCATACGCAGTTGGATGTCTTGTTGATCCTTCTGTGCTTTGCGCTGAATTTCTTGAGCTTTGATCTGGAGTTCCTGTTGTTGGAGCTGCAATACAGGGTCTTGTGCCTGTTGTTGAGCCTGCTCCTGCTGGGCCTGCGCTTGGTTTTTCATCATTAGCTGTTGTGCAGCCTGAGCAACCATGCGTGAAAGCGCGGTTTCAAACTCCTCCGGCAGCGGCTCATCCGCATCGGGAGGCGGCAGAGGTGCGCCAACCTGCTGCTCGATCATGTTGCGATACATGAATGCATAGTGTTCTGCAATATGCGCCTGCATCGCGCCCAGCATTTGCTGAGCCTGGGGGTTTTGACCCACCATTTTCATGGTCATCGGATCCTGCATGAAGGACTGATGAGTCATGATGTGTGCTTGATGGTCCTGATACGCAAAGGCCTTGACTGGCTTCATGCGAATCACATCCATGTTCTCCGTAATCGGGTCTTTTGGCTTGTTGTCCTCTTCCAACTTCACCAGCTTCTGGGCGTTTTTAATCCCCAGCACATCAAGCATTTGCCTGTGTAGCTGTGCCATGTCGTAGAGTTGAGGTGCCGACTGTGCCAACTGGAATGCAGCTTGGTACTGAACCACCTTCTGGCTCATCGTTGCCGCATTGGGGTCCGAAACGGGAATAACATCCACGCGGTCGTAGTCCGATTGTTTGGCTCGGCGGCTCCCGTCCTCGGGTTCGTAGCTGTACTCCTCGGGGGTGTAGTCCCGAATAATTGTCTTGAGGAGTTTGAACTCCTGCTTCATGGAGTAATGGATCCTGGCCTGCACGGCGCTCATGATTTTGAGCGTTCTCTCGAGGATGGCCAGGGTAGTCCCAACGGGGGACTGAGAAGACATGTCGCTGATTTTTAAATCAGCCGCAGAAGCAAATCGCCGTCCCTCTTCGATGATTTTGTCCATCAATCCCGCAAGAACCTGACTTGGTTCTTTATAGGGCAGGGTCATGATGTTGTCTTTGATGACCCCAGAGGCGACATCTACATCTCTAAATTCACCCGGTGCGATTGGGGTGTCGTCTCCCTTAACCCTCAGACCCTTGGTCTTAAATCCGCCAGGGAGGTTGGACAGAGTACCCGCGTCCACGAGCTGTCGGATCAGAGAAGTGCCGCTCTTGGCGTATGCGCCGATCAAATGAATCAGACCGAAACAGTAGAACCCAAAGGCCGGTACATAGCCGTAGTGGACAAAGTGCTGTCTCTTGAGTTTGAGTTTATCGTCGGGGTTCCAATTCCTGCGGACAGACAGGATGGTGGAGCTGCTCTTCTCTATAGTGATGACGTAAGGAAGACCGATTCCGGTTTCGTTTCCGTCTTCATCTTTATCCTCATATCCTGGCAGATCAATCGTTACATGCATCTCCAGAATCTTGTAGCGGTCGTCTGTGCTCGCCCTGAACCCCATGCGCTCGGCGATCTTTTTCTCCACATCGTCGAACGTGTCGTGTGGTTCCCCGAGTTCTACATCTCTATAGAACCCACTGACCTGAAGTTTCCTTAATTCGTTCTCGGTCTTCCTCATCACATGAGTGACGCGCTCTGCGGTCTCGAGACTTGAGGCTCCGTAAGGGACCACGATGTCTTCTGCCGGTACAAAGATGGCGACTTGCCGTCCCATGCTCGGGTCGTAGTAGACCTTTTTAAATGCATTACCGGCCAGACCCAAGCCCCAGAGAAGGCGCTCATGTTCCGGGCGGTACTCCGGCATCTTCTCCGTCAGTTGGTAGTTCATGTCGTCTTTGACACGAGCTGCCGCATCTCGCGACTGAGGGTCTTCTTTGCCGATGATTTGAGTCTTCACGGGACCTTGTGCGGGAAAGGTCTCCATGATGGTTTCTGACTGAAACTTCACGAGGGCTTCAGACAATAGAGGGTGGTAAACCCCACATGCCCCATCCCAGGGCTCGGTCCTCTCTTCAAGCTTCATCCCCAGAAGCTCGATGCCGTCTACATATGTGCTGATCCAGTCTTTCCTGCTGTCGATGTCCGTTTGGAAATCACCCATCAGGTCTGTTACTAGGGAGGCGAGCTCCTGTTCGCCCATGTACTCGGCGAGGTTGGCGTCAAAATCTTCTGCCGTTTCCGGTTCTGGGGTCAGAATAATCTCAAGTCCGCCGGCCTTGATGGCTACAGACTCGGGGTCTTCGATCTCAATCTCGATTGGATCTGCATTGACCAATTCTTGACCGATGGGGGCTTGGTTGATTGCCTTTACGATGGACATATGATTCCTCAATAGTAAACAGCCCGACGCCGGAATGATCTTACCTCATCATCTTCGTCTAGCTCTGTTCTGATGTAGCCGCCTTTTCTGAACCTCATCAACGCCAGAGACACTGTATCAACGTAGTCGTCGTGGTCCCCAGCGGGAAATGATGCGACCTCGTCGATGACTTCTTCTGCCCAGTTGGTGTTGGGGGCCCACACCCTTCCTGAGGCGAACAAATCTGATACGGCGTTAATCCTTGTGATCTTATCGTTCCCTTTAACGGGAGTAAATTCCTGAACAGGTACTCCCATAGACCTGAGCTCATAGATCAGAGGAGCTCCAGAAGCCTTCTTCTCGATGATGGTGCTGTCTGGTTCCCAGTCTTTGGTCATTCTCAACACGAGTCTTTTGAGTTCAGGGAACTCCACCCTATCCCTTATGGCGTTCAAAAGGATGATGTTTGCCTGCTCCACGCCGCTGTCGTCGGGGTGGTTGAAGATACCCCATATTGTGCAGGCAGAATAGTCTGCGCGGGTAGATTTTTCGTAGGCTGTGTCCCATGCCATGAGGGTAAATTGACAATGTGGGGGTCTGTCGTCATGCCAGATCCTCCACCACTCCCTCTTTATGATGGCCGCGCTCTCAGATGTTGGGTTTTGTTGGTATTGAGCCTGCCACTTACTATTAGGAAGCTCTGCCCTCAGTGCGGCGAGCTCCTCATAGTTCCAGAACTCCGGCCACAGAGGTTTATCCGAGGGAAGAATCGCGGGGAACTCAATGACCTCCCACTCATCTCCACCCCTCTGGATAGAGTCTTTGACTACCCTTCCCGTCAGGTCCCTTTTTGCCCAGCGGGTCATCACGATAACAATCGCTCCCCCAGGTTGGAGACGCTGCCGTGGTCCAGATGTGTACCACTCATAGACAGAATCAAAGATCGTGGGGTCTGATTCCGCGAGTTTTGCCTCCTGCTCAGAGTGGGGGTCGTCAATTATTAAAAGATCCGCACCCTTACCCGTAACGGTTCCTCCCACACCGATAGCGAAGTACTCCCCATTCTCATTGGTAGACCACCTCCCGGCGGCCTTAGAGTCGTGTCTTAACGCGACATTCGGAAAGACCTTTGAGTAGAGCTCTCCATCCACAAGGTTCCTGACCTTCCGTCCAAACCCCACGGCGAGCTCTGCCGTATTCGATGACTGGATGATTTTTTTATTCGGGAACTTACCCAAGAACCACGCCGGAAGCAGGTAAGACGCAAACTCACTCTTCGTGTGACGAGGAGGCATGTTAATGATGAGCCTCTTTAACTTTCCCGAGGCAACCCTCTCAAAAGCCTCCGCCATGATCTCATGGTGTCTCCCCCCAATGAAGTTCGGCCACATCATCTTGACGAACTCCATGAACCTCTTCTGCCCCTTCTCCCTCTTCACCGCCCTCTCATACTCTTGAGCAACCTCCGTCAAGGCAGACTTCTGCCCTTCCGGCAGACTCTCCAGAACCTTCTCCAACTGTTCATCACTCATCATCCCCAAAAGCCGGATGAGCTCATCATCTTCCTTCATACGATATCCCTAACCCGCAAATACGCCGGCCGAATCGTCCTCGCCCGCCGAGGAATCCCCTTACATATCCCCAAATCCATCAACGCCTTCATCTTCCTCGCCACGTTCCCCCTCCCCTTGTCCCCAGTCACCAACATCACCTCATCAATCGTCGGCCCAAACCCATACTTCTTCCACCACTCATCTATGACTAAATAAATCTCCCTCTGCGCCGGCGTCATCTCTTTCCCCTTTTTCACAAAAAATACCCCCCACCCACTCTCAATTTAAAAAACCTACCGGGGGCCTTTCCACGATAGCCATTTCCTATCCTGCTCCAATTTTTCACACCCCACCCCCCCCTCACA